CTTTCTATTATATCGCTGCACTTTTTGCACTTTGCCCTATTGCGCATATTCAACTCCTTGCATATACTAAAATTAAAACTATACACTAGGAAATATTTTATGGCAGCTCCAAAAGGTCATCCCGCATATCCAGGTTGTGAAAAGGGTGGAAAACCAAAAAAATACACCACTGAGGTGGTAGAGAAATTTGCCGATGATTTACTAGAATGGTATAAAATAGAGAAAAATATCTGGTTTAAAGATTTTTGTTTAGAAAATGGATTACATCCAGATTATTTACGTGATTGGTCAAGTTCAAATGAAAAGTTTCGCAACGCTTATGATTTAGCTTACTTGATACAAGAAAGTAAAATATTTAATGGATCTTTGTTAAATAAATTAAACACAACTATGTCTAAAATGGCACTATGTAACTGGCATGGTTGGAGTGATAAAACAGAAACAAAAATTTCAGGCGACCCCATCAATCCAGTGATTTTACTTTATCAAGAAGCAATAAACACCTCAAAGGATCTTGTGAATGATCCAGTACAAGAATAATTTAAAAGATCCGTATTGGCGTATCAACAACCTATACAACATTGTTAATAAGCAAGGTCAAAAGATCACATTTAAGCTTAACTGGGCTCAAGAAGAGCTATTTCAAAACATGTGGTATTGTAATGTTATTCTTAAAGCTCGTCAGCTTGGCATGTCTACATTTATTTGTTTACTTTTTCTTGATCGTTGCCTTTTTAACAATAATCAGTCTGCAGGTATTATTGCACATACGATTGAAGATGCTCAGCACATGTTCAAACGCGTTAAGTTTGCTTATGACAATCTTCCCGCAGAAATTAAGGGATTAGTTACAGCTGACAATGATACGGCTCAGATGCTCAAGTTCAGTAATGGTAGTTCATTGCGTATTGGTACATCATTAAGATCGTCTACATTTCAATATTTGCATATATCAGAATTTGGCAAGATCTGCGCTAAATATCCTGATAAGGCCGAGGAGATTGTCACTGGATCACTTAACACTGTTGCAGCTGGACAATACGTTTTTATTGAGAGCACGGCTGAAGGTCGAGAAGGGTACTTTTACGATATTTGTAAGCTTGCCGAGAAGCGTAGAGGTAGGGATTTATCTAAGCTGGATTTTAAGTTTCATTTCTTTCCTTGGCACAAAGAGCCTGAATACAGGATAGGGAATAGTTTGCCATTCGATAAATATCTTACAGATTATTTTGATCACTTACTAGGTATTGGCATAGACCTCGATGATGAGCAAAAGAACTGGTATGCTGCAAGGTTTAATACTCAAGGCGATAATATGCGCAGAGAGTATCCAAGTACGTCAGAAGAGAGCTGGGAGCAGTCTAATATTGGTACTTATTACGGTAAGTTAATGACTCAAGTCAGGTCAGAAAAGCGCATAGGTTTTATTCCTTATGATGAGCAATTGCCAGTATATACCGCTTGGGATCTTGGTTACAATGACGCTACTTCAATTATTTACTTTCAAATCTATCAGAAAGAAATAAGAATAATTGATTATGATGAGGGATCAGGTGAAAGTTTATCTCATTGGCTGGGTGTTGTTAAATCAAAAGAATATGTTTATGACAAGCATATTGCACCCCACGATATCATGGTTCATGAGTATACCACAGGGCAAACAAGGCAATTAGCTGCAAGAAAGATGGGTTATAATCTAATACCCGCCAAGAAAATGGATATCATACCGGGTATTGATGCGGTTCGTGGTTTACTAAATAGATGCTGGTTTGATGAACGAAAATGCTCACAATTAATCAAATGTCTAGAGAACTACAAGAAAGATTGGGATGAAAGGCTTGGATGCTATAAGTCTTGTCCGTTACATAACTGGTCTTCTCATGGAGCCGATGCATTCAGGACTTTAGCAACAGGAATGCATCTTATTACTAATCAACCGAGTCTAGTTGAACAAAAGCAAGCAGCTTTATCACAGAAACAGTACATGCAGAGCAGGTTTGATTCGAGGTCTTCTATGTTCGGCTAGTCTTGCAATAATAAAATATTTAATATATTTTCTAGCCTTAATAATTTAGATATTTTAGGGGGCTAATTTGAGTTTATATATACCGCCTTGGCAAGATGGGATGGAACCCAATTCTGGTAATGTTAGGCAATATTTAGATAATATATATGCTAAGTTACAGCCTCTGGAACAAAGTCGCTGGAACCAATCTAATATTGACACCCTTTTTTATGCTGGTAATCAGTCAATTATCAATCGAAGCTTTTCATTTAGTCCAGGTATTTCCCCCCAATCTTATTACTTCAACCTAATTCAACAGCCCGTTAACATGGTTACAGGAAGGCAGAGACAAAGGCGAAAGAGTATTATCTATCAACCAGCTGACGGAGCAGATCCAAAGACTACCGATCAATATACAAAACTAATGTCAAATGTCACTCGTAAAGAGGGGATACATGAGGACTTTTCAAAGAGCTGTGAGCTTTCTGCAATTGCTGGTATGAATTTGATACAACCCTATTTAGATTACACGGGTGACGATCCAGCACAAGGGCAATTAAAGATAAAGATTTGGGAATACAATTCTTTCATGATTGACCCCCATTTTCGTAAGGCCGACGCCTCAGATGCGAATTTAGTATGGTGCCAAGAATACATCTCAAAACAAGAAGCAGATAGCAGATTTCCAGGAAAAGTAAAAAATCTTAGGGCAATGCCAGGAACACCTCAACGAAACGGATCATTCTATTTTCTGCCTGAAAATTATAATATGGCTCGTAATGATCTTATGGTTCTTTCGTATGTATGGTATAAATCTAAGCAAACAAAGAAAAGACTATACAGTAAAAGTAGGAATCAATTCTTTGATTATGCGGGTGGAGATGGTAATTTAGAGCAAATACTATATAACATCCATGATATGGAGCCAGTGACTGTTGAAGCACCATGCTGGAAGGTATGTGTTATCTTAAACGATCAGCTTATGTATCAAGGCGTTAACCCTCTGTGGGATGGTTCAGAGTGCCCATTTATCCCAAACTTCTGGAACTATGATCCACATATTAATCAGCCTGATTTAAGGTCTAGATCACTAGTGTTTCCAATGCGATCGCCACAGATGCTGTTTAGCTACAAAGTTATCAATAACAACGATATTGCAGCAGCAACCATAAATGCTGGATGGATGCGTAAGAGTGGAGCCGTAGCCAACGAGGATAACCTTAAAAAATCAGGTCAGGGATTCGACATCATCATCAATGATGGTTATGAAATGTCAGATGTTCAGAAAATCATTCCAAGTGCTGTTCCTGAATCTGATTTAGCTTTAGCGCAACAAATGTCGGATCTAGTGTTTAAAACGTCAGGAATAGACCTAGAAAACTGGTCAGGGCAACAAGAAAAACAAATCTCATCACTAACTCTTATGATGAAGCAAGATGCTAACCTTTTGCCATTCCAAAAATACTTTGATCAATGGGATCAGGCTTTGAAATTAACAGGAACAATGTTACTAAACATTGCATTACAGAATTGGAATGAGGCTAAAGTTAGTTTGCTTATCGGTGAAGAGCCTTCTCCTCACTTCTACAGCCGTATATTTGCTAAGTATCAAACAGTGGTAGAAGAAGCCGATCTAACACCCACCCAGCAAAACTTGCAAGCTCAGCAGATGATGGATATTAATAATGCATTTGGTAGAGAGGTGTTTCCTCCTTCCATGATTATACCGAAACTTAATATAACTGGTAAGGGTGAGATTATTCCATTCCTCCAGCAGCAAGAAGAGCAGCAGAACGCTACACAGTCTGAGGCTGTAAACATTCAGCATGCATTTGAAGAAGCTAAGCTCAAAGAGATGATGACTAAAGCTATGAGCAATCTAGCCCGTGCGCGTGAAGATCACTCAAGATCTGAAAGCAATCTTGGACTTTATGAAGAAAGACTCTCTATGATTGAACGAAATAAAGCCATGACTCTTAAAGAGAAACAGGCAGCAATAACCTCAATGCTTGAGAATGCTGAAAAATTTGGTAAAATAGAGACGCAATATCAAGAAAATATTTTTAAAATTGATGATTACGGACTCATGCAAAAAGAAGAACTCGAGAAGCAAGAAGTGCACCAAAGAACAGAATCTAATAAGTTTATGGAACAGATTTTAGGAGCTGGCATGAATGTAATGGCACAAGAAGAAATGCAAGGCCAGCAGAATCCTCAAGAGATGCAAGGTTCACAGGGAATGGATGATCAAATGCAAGGACAGCAAGATCAAATGCAAGGCCAGCAAGATACTCAATATGGTCAACAAATGCCTATGCAAAATATGCAATAAATGATAAGAATATATTTAAATTACAAGAGTCAAAAGGCTCAAGGGGAATAATATGGCAGGTAGTCAACAAAGAGCATCAAATCAGGCTTCAGGTGGCATGAGGATTGATGATCACAGCTTTTTTGCGGGTTCAGGTTCTCCTCAATTTCCAAAAGGCGTGCATACTAAAGACATGTCTAGTGCTGAAGGCTCTGGATCTGTTATGAAGTATGAAGACACAACAGAAGCTATCAAAGCAACACAGGTTGAAGCTGGCAAGCAAGTTAAATCCAAGCCAATGAAGCAACCAGGTTACAGAAACTAATTTTTGGTTGGTGTCGTGCTAGCATTAAATCTCTGTAAATAGAGCGCACCAACCTTTTTAAATGTAAATCC